CTGATGTCCAACCCAGATGGCCAGCCAGATAGCCCGCGGCTGCGTAGCGGCGTCGTGCTGAACAAGTATGGCGCTGCAACACATTATTGGTTCCGGCAGGCGCATCCTAACAACGGCCTGAGCTACAGCGAGGGGGAAGAGTTCCAGTGGAAACGCATTCCTCGTGAAAAGCGCTTCGGTCGGCCGGTGGTTCTGCACCACTTTGACAAAACACGCGACGGCCAGACGCGCGGCATCTCCCGCCTAGCTCCGATCATCGAGAAGCTGAAGATGGAGGACCACTATTCCAAGGTCGAACTGCAGGCGGCGGTTCTGAATGCGGTTTTGGCTGCGTTCATCAAGTCGCCGATGGGACCTGGCGTCCTTGATGAGTTGATCGAGGCCGGCGGCGAAGAGGGCGACAACACTCTTTTTGATAGCTTCAAGCGCATGAACGACAGCCGCGGCGAACACTATGGAGATAGCGGGATCAAGATCGGCGGGGCGCGCGTAACGACGCTGTATCCCAACGATGAAATTGGGATGGTGAATACGGCGAGGCCGGCAGCGCAATTTGCCGACTTCGAGGGCGCAGTTTTGCGCAACATCGCATCGGGCCTAGGGATTTCTTACGAGCAACTGGCGTCCGACTGGTCGAAGACAAACTATTCCAGCGCGCGGGCTGCGATGATTGAAATCTGGCGCAGCTGGACCGCCCGCCGGATCTCCTTTGCGCAGGGTTTCTGCCAACCATTTTTCATGGCGTGGCTCGAAGAAAAGGTGATGAACGGGCATTATCAACTACCTCGGAACGCACCAGATTTCCGTGAAAACTGGCTGTTCTACTCCAGAGCCAAATGGGTAGGCCCGGGCCGCGGGTTTGTTGATCCCGTGAAGGAAGCGCAGGCATCGGCGATGCGCGTCGCACTGGGGCTTTCAACATTGGAAGACGAAGCGGCCGAACTGACCGGCAGTGATTTCAAAGAGAATATCGCCCAGATCAAACGCGAAATGTCCGACATGCCCAAGGACTGTCTGCACCCGATGCAGGAAAGCTTCGCGAAACTCATTGGCCACAATGGTGGCCCGTCGATGCAGGACGAGGACTAACCACATGACAATGCCGGAAATTGCGTCGCGGGTGTTTCACACGCCGCTGCTGGTCACGCCTGCAAAGGCGAAGAGTTTTGTCGCGGGCCTTGGACCTCGCCTCCTAGGGGTCAGTGAAGTTGCGTTTCAAAGCGATGTTGAGCCCGTTGCAACTCCTGCCGCCGCAAAACCGTTTGCCTCGATTCTGGACGGTCGCTTGAGCCATGAAATTCGGATGGGCGAACGCGATGGATACGCGCTGCGCGATGGTGTTGCTCTGATCGCGATTGCGGGGTCTCTGGTACATCGCGGCGCCTGGATTGGAAGCTCGTCTGGGCAGGTCAGCTATGAAGGCATCGCCGCGCAGATCGATGCAGCCTGCGCCGATCCCCGTGTGAAGGCACTTGCCTTGGAAATCGACAGCCACGGCGGAGAGGTCTCAGGTCTGTTTTCTCTCGCAAATCAGATCCGAAAAGCACGTGGGTCCAAGAAGGTGTTTGCTTTTGTTGCCGATCATGCCTTTTCGGCCGGCTATGCCATCGCGTCCCAGGCCGACCGTATCATTATGCCGCAAGCGGGCGGAGTGGGTTCGATCGGAGTTATTTGCCTGCACGCGGATCACAGTCAGCAGCTAAGTGATGCAGGCATCAATGTGACCGTTATTAGCGCCGGCGAACGAAAGGCCGACGGTAATCCATATGAGCCGCTGCCAGATGATGTTCGGTCTTCGTTGGAAGGCGAGATGCAGCAGCTCCGTCAGATTTTCGCTGAGAATGTCGCAGCTGGCCGCAATGGGGCGATCGATCTTGAGGGCGTCCTTGCCACCGAGGCCGCCTGCTATCTGGGTGAATCTGCGGTTGAAATCGGTCTCGCAGATGAAGTCGCCGAACCGGCGGAAGCCTTTGAAGCCTTCGTTTCTGAAATCAACGGGCGCAGCAGTTTTGGCGCCCCACTTGCTAGCAACCAGGAGACAAACCAAATGTCCAAGACTGCAAAAAATACCAACTCCGGCGCCGAAGCCCAGGACACCGATCAGGTCGATGAGACCGCTGGTGCCACCGAGGAAGAAACCTCGCCGCAGGCGGCGACGGAAAGTGCGCCTAGCGCGTCTGAAACAGCACCGGAAGTGGATGCCGCCCAGGCCGAGAATGATCGGGTCATGGGTATTCTGACCTGCGCCGAGGCTGAGGGCAAAGAAGAGCTGGCTCGCAGCCTGGCAGGTGATCGCTCGATGACGCTAGAGCAGGCGAAAAAGCACTTGGCTGCAGCTTCAAAATCTTCACCCTCCCGCCAGCTGAGCGCTGAGATGGAGGATGACGACAGTGATCTGGACGCCACCGACGCAGGCGCCTCTGCGTCCAGCGACAGCGGTGTGATCGCCGCGGCAAAGGCAAAATACGCCAAATAAATCTGCCGCAACAAACCCGGCCTTCGGCCGATCAGTGCTCATCTGAACAAGGAGAGAGACTATGACGACCCTCACACAGGGAAAAACCCCGGGCGACTGGCTGCTGTATGAAGGTGATGCTCACTACAGCCGCGATGTTGAGACCATCACCGGCGACAAATATGAATCTGGCACCCCGATGGGCCGGGTGACGGCAACCAAAAAACTGGTTGCTTGCGACAAGACCGCGTCGGATGGCAGCGAAACCGCAGTCGGCGTTCTGCTGAAAGACGTGGATGCTTCCACAGCGGATCAACCCGGGATCGTGATCGCGCGCCACGCTCAGGTGCGTCGCTTCGGGCTGACCTGGGGCGCAGGTATCACCACCAAGGTGCATCGCGACGACGTGATGGCAGACCTGAAAGCGGAGGGCATCAAGGAGATCTAATCTCCTGCCTGACGACAAACTTCTCTAGAAAGGAAGAGGACACACCATGGCACACATGGATATTTTCAATAACGATGCGTTTCGGGTCATGGACATGTCCGAGGCGATCGAGATCGTCCCCAATCAGTGGGGGATGATCGGAGGGATGGGCTTGTTTACCCCGAAGCCTATCACCGGCGATGTTTTCTCCGTTGAAATGCGCGATGGTGTACTTCAACTGGTGAACTCGTCGGAGCGAGGCACCTCGCTGCCAAGTCAGGGTCGCAAGAAGCGGAAACTGAAGATCTTGGCCACTGAGCGGTTCGGCCTGAAATCGCGTATCACTGCAACTGACATCGACAAGATTCGTGCATTTGGCAAAGTTACGGAACTGCAGCAGGTCAGCGCTGAAGTTCAGGAACGCCAGGAGGATCTGCGGGGCAGCTTGGACGTTACCCGCGAATATCACCGGGCCGGGGCACTACAGGGCATCGTCTACGATGCAGACGGATCTGTGCTGATGAACCTGTTTGATGAATTTGGTGGCCCGCGCCTGACCGTCGACTTCGAACTGGGGTCTGCTGGCACGAACCTGTTGGCAAAGTGCCGTCGGGTATCGCGCCACATTCGCACTAACCTGAAAGGTGATGTCATGACCGGCATCGGCTGCTTGATGCATCCCGATTTCACCGACAAGTTGATGGGGCACGCCGATTTTGAAGAGCGGTACAAATACTTCACGAACGCCAATGGTGGAGATCCGCTGCGCGATGATGAATCGGCGGGCTTTAAGTTCGGGGGCATCCTATTCAAGCGGAGGTGCCGCAGGAAGACGGAACCACGGTTACGCGGGGTTTTGTTCCTGATGCTGAGGCAAACTTCTTCCCGATCGGGACACGCAAGACGTTCCGTACTTTCAACGGGTCGGCTGACTATATGTCGATGGTGAACCAGCCTGGCCAAAACTTTTATTCAAAGGTGTTCCGCGACCCTGAAGACCGGTTCGTGGACGTCGAAGGGATGATGCAAAACATGCAGATTTGCATGCGCCCGAAAGTTTTGGTCGGCGGTAATACCTCGAACTGATCCGCTTTCATAATTGTCACCATAGGGCGCCTGCGGGCGCCCTTGGTGTTTTTGCAACTACACTGGAGCAGCCAGATGAAGAAGATCATTGTTGATGACGAAGTTGAGCTGAAGCTGGACAAGTCCAGCAAGCGGACCTTTCCCAAAAAATGGACTGGGGAGGTGTCGGATGACGAATATGCCGCTCTGAAAAAAACGGGCAAAGTGCGGCTGGCACCGAAGCCGAAGGCGGCTGACGACCCCGACGCCAAGGAGCCGGCCAAAAAGGCTCCTGCGAAAAAGGCCCCGGCTCAAAATGGTGGTTCGAACGATGGCGCTGGGGGCGGCGACGGCACCGGCGACAATTCGAACGACGGTTCGCAAGACTGATCTATGGATCAGATCCAGATCATAGAAAACAGCTTCCTGCACTTCGGTCGGGAAGCTGTTTTTGATCCTGAAGGTGTCAATGAGACGATCCTTCTGATCCCCGCAAAGGGGGATGAGGTGGGCAGTTTCGCGACGATGGAAGTCGCCGCACCAGGTACGTTGTTTGCAATTCAGGCCAGCAAGTGGCGCGCGCTTGGAATGGCGAAGCCAGTCTTCGTCATCGATGGAGAACGGCGCCAAGTCCAAGGCACTCCAAAGGCGAAAGATTCACGTCGACTGGTTTTGATCTTGGACAGTCAGAAGGTCAGTACCTCGTGAAACTCACTGCAGCGCTTTTGGGCAATCTCGAAGAGTACATGGCCGAAGAGCTGGCTGATGCCGAATGGGCGGTCTCGCATGCTGTTCGTGAAGGCGCTGAGGATGTGGTTTTCGATCTGCGTGCCGATGTTGTGGCGGGTGGCCTCGGCTCTCGATTGGCCCGAACCTGGCATGCCAAGCACTACCCGGAAAATCAAAACTCGCTTGGCGCGGCCTCGGTGATCGACACCAAGTCTGAAAAGCTGATCAAGGTATTTGACCAGGGCGCAACCATCAAATCGACCGGTGGTGCTTGGATCGCGGTTCCGACTGAACATGCTCCCAAGTTTGTTGGCCGGGGAAAAAAGCGGATTTCGCCAGAGAACTTTCCAGAACACCAGTATGGTCGACTGCGGTTTGTCCCGCGGACAAACGGGCCCTCATTGCTGGTGGTTGATAATCAGCGCAAACGCGCCGGGAAACGCGGCGGATACACGCTGTCTCACAGCAAGAGGGCGCTCAAAACAGGTTACGGTCTGTCGACGGTGATCATGTTCTTCCTCTACCCGCAGGTGCGACTGAAGAAGCGCTTGAATGTAACCCGCGTTTTGGGCGGCGCCGAAGGCAAAATCCTGCGCCGGTTGGATGCGAATTTCCGGATGCGGGATAGCCGAGGGCGCAAATGAAAACCAAACACGAACTGATTGCGGGCGCAATTGTTGCGGCCGCTCAAACCGCCGGGATCACCAGCGTGAGCCGCGATGACCCATTGCCGCAGGATTGCCCGGAAGAAGGCATTGCAAACTTCGTATTCGATGGCCCGCGGAAGATCGGTGACCGGCTCGGGGATGACGTCCGCGAGATCTCAAGGACCTGCCAGATTGAGTTGGTGGTGATGGGAGAGACACAGGCCCAACGCATTGAACGGTATGAAGCAGCACTGATTGGATATGGCCAGTTGCTGGCAGATCTGGATCTGGCCTCGATCGGGGTGGATCACATGGAAATTGGCGAACCGGTCGAGCCTGACGTGATCGCGATGGCCGGCGCCTCTTTGCTGCGCGGTGCGGTGATCCCGATCGAACTTCTTTACGAAACATCCAACAATCCAATGGAGACAGCACCATGAGCAACGCTCGCAATGACAACGTTCTGCTGCAGTCGCGGATCCAGGCGGCCTACGGCGCTGCCGAGGCCGCGGCCGAGGGCGCCTACCGCCACCTGCCGTTCTATGAATACGGCATCACTGCGTCCGAGGATCTGGGCAAAGATGATGCGATCCAGGGCGATCACTTCAGTGGTGACATCACGTCTGGTCTGGTTGCTGTCGCAGGCAATCTGGTTGTGCCGACTGGCCTGCAGTCCATTGGCTGGCATCTGGCCATGCTGTTTGGCGACCCGGTGACCGTTGATAATACCGGCACCTACACACACACCTTCAGCCCGGCCGCGGTTCCGACCAACCGTTTCTTGACCATGTGCAAGAGTCACCGCGACATCAATCAGCACTTTGTGGCTGACAGCTTGGTTTACACCGGTCTGGAAATC